CCCCACGTAGACGACCAAAGGCTCTACTCTGTCTGGGCGTGGGTTGTAAAGCGCTTGCGAGTCAGCAACTTCTTTAAAGGGCCCTAATTGCGGGTGCTTGGGCTCCCACTCGTCCTTGCCTACTAGCGAGCCGGTCCACTCTTTACGCATGTCAACGTAACGATACCTAAACCCGGACCTGTCCGATATCGCGTAGGAGTTCTTTCCTGAAGCAAACCTAGCCATATTAAGTACGATAGTAGCTGTAGCTGGGAGATATCTGGAGAGAGGAGCGGTCGCGGTCCTCCTGCATAGCGCGTTGTATTTCTTCTTCGTAAACGGCTTTCAGCAGGTTTGTTCTTTCCGGCGAAAATTTCATAGACAGGTAGTAAGCAAGACCCGCCGAAACACAAGGGTAGAATCGAAAAGGAACCTCAACAGTATTAGTCTGGGTGTCCGCATCATCCATGCGAACAAGCCTATCCAGAACCAACTCATACGAAGAACTAGCGTCCGGCGTCGGCCACAACTTAATAACGGGCGTAATCTGGCGGTCTACGTAAAACTGGACCGGACGACCCGTGGAAAGCTTGTTCGTAAGGTTAAGGTACGCGTCGCGGCCAATCCGCGTGATGTTCAAATCGGACTGGTTACTACTTCCAGAGTTTTGACGGATTACCGCGGAGAGGACATCAATAGATGCCTGCGTGTCCTCAAGAGATACCGCAGACGACACTGTCGCAGTAGACCCCGACGTTCCTCCGGTGATGGTCTCACTAGCCGCAAAGGTACCGTCCGGCACGGTAATCGCGAGAACCGTAGCAGAATTGACGTTGGTTACATACGCCGTCGCGGCGCTCGTGCCGCCTGTTATCAATTCGCCATCCTGAAAACCCGTCGTAGAGTTAACAGTCATTGTTACTGTACCGACCGGGTAGTCCGCAACACCACTCGCCAGCGCCACCGTTTTCTGGTTTATGGTCCAACGATTTATGCCGCGATTAGCCCACTCAGCAAGAAGCAGGTTCAGCGACCGCTTCGCCGTGCGAAGGTCGTAGCCCGTGCGAGCCTCAAGCCCGCAGCGCTCAAACGCTTCTTCGATATGCTCGTTTACATCAAGCTCGAAGTTCTTGCTGGAAGAAAACGCCACTTAATCACTTCCCTTTTTTAACCATGCCGCCGCCACGCATCTTCTTAACCATGCCGCCGCCACGCATCTTCTTAACCATGCCACCGCGCATCTTCTTGACGGGCTTCTTTGCTTTACGGGGTTTCATCGCCATTTGTCAGTCTCCTGTACAATTCTTCTCTATGAGCATAGAGGTCGGTGTTTTCAAAAACTTCGAAGCTTCGGTCGTAATACCCCATAGCTTTAAGGGTTTTTGACTTTTCGTGTAGCGATTTAAGTCTCTGCACAAAAATGATAGCATACTTTTCATCTACTAGAGGAGAAAAAGTTCCGTCGCCCAACAAGTCGTCTGTGTCGTCATCGGGATGAAAACCCATAACCCAAACGTCCTGTTGGCCTACGATACCCTCTGAGATGGCTTCGTTAAGGTCGTGTATGAAATCCTCGAAGTCTTCCGGGTCTTTCTTATAAGATAGATCAACCACCATAATGACCTCGAAGCGGTCATCAAAGCCAGCGATTGTCTGATAAAGGCACAGGTTGTCGTCCTCCGTCTTGAAGACAAACCCCACTTTATCCTCCTCCCAAGCCTTCTTAGCGTAAGGACATGCGGGCAGGTTGTTAAAGAAAGGGGAGGGACTCTCTAGGGCATGCTTAGACCACGCCCTGAGTTCTTGTTTTATCTGTTGCTCAAGCATGTCAGGTATAAAGCGTTCTTTTACGGCGGTTCGACATCACAGCGCCACACCCCTTGTTAAGCTTACGGTAGGGGGCTCCGACAACTACTCCTCCCGCAGCCGCTCGTGTAACTTTTGCAGCTTCTGTATTAGCCACAACAGTCCTGCCGCGAGAACCTCCCTGCTTTTTCTTACGAGCCGTAGCGGCACGTTGAGACTTCGACAAAGACGCTGCTTTAGCCCTTGGTAAGCATCGGTCAGGGTTCTTTTTATTCTTTGAAGTCCCGCACTCGCCCGCGATATTACCGCTGCTATCAATTCTGACCCACTTTTCATCAACCCACTCCTGTAATTTTCCCATGATTACGACTTCTTTCTCTTCTTCGAGGCTTTCGCGTAGTTAGGGTCCTTGCAGTATTTCGAAGCCGCTAAGTTTGCATAAGCTGACGGGTACGTGTCAAACGTACGTTTTGCCCAAGCTTTACCAGCCGGGCATATCTTACTACCCCGACTCTTGGATGAAACCGATCCACCTTTACGAAAGTAAGTGAGCTGGGGTTTACTGGGTTTGGGTCCTGTCCGAACTTTTGCCATCAACACTCACAACATTACGAGATTGAATAAACTGTTCCCACATGGGTTTTATCATACGATAATTTTCGTCAACCTTGAGAGCCGTTCTCTCGGTCCGCTTGTCAACGTCTATTAAAGTAGACGCTTGCCAACCGAGCAAGCTCAAAAGAGCAGTTAGAACAGCCGCAAGAAGAACACTTAAAACAGCCTTATCCATTAACATTTCCACCGTTTACGGGCCTGCCGAAGGCGGCTGTTCGGGTTTTTGGCGGCTTCCGGGAACTTCTTCATCTGTCCCGCGGACCTAGCGCAATAGCTTTTGCGGCGCTTAGCCGCCGTAGACCCTTTCTTTACCTCACCGGTGACTGCGGTCTTTAACTTTGATCCCGGATTTAGCTTTCGATAAGCGGCAACACCCTTCTTGGTCATACCTGCGCCGGATTTTGTAGAACGGAAGTTCTTTTTATTCCGGGGAGGCATTTTAGCTTTTGCGCGGGGCATCAGGGCGTCTCCTGAATAAGGTATCCTTCTCCAAAGATACCCACCTCTGCCGTAGAGCTACTTAGCTTAGCTTGAAACTCTAATGTTGTCTTTGCGGGAACCTTAAAAGGAAGAATCCGCATAATGTCCATCCTTTGAGCAAACGTGGTCGTTGCGACATTAAAGACGCGACCGTCGCTAAAGGTGTTTTTATTGTTAAAGGTAACGAACTTACTCGCCCCTGTAGCCGTAGCAGAAAAAGCGTCGATCCTAGCAAGGTAAAAACAGAAACCTGCTGGAACAGTATAGATCGCGGCTTGGTTCCGGCCCGTTCCGGCGGTTATTTGCGCGTAGACGACACTAGATATTTTTGCCGTCACATTTCCGGCACAATTCCCGGATATCGTTACAAAGCCGTTTATCGCCTTAAAGCTTTGAGTCGTGGTTATTGTCGAAGTGCCGTTTAAGGAAATGTTCTCGGTAATTTGATTATAATCAGCATCCAACCCCTGCAACTGAACTACTTGAGACGTATCAGCAGCATCGCTGCTGGCAACATCTAACTGAGCAGCTGTGCTAATCAAAGGCAGAGCGTTGGTATTGGCAAGCTCCCAAGGGGTTCGATAATCCGTGCCTATAGCTGTTGCGGTTCCGAATATGTTTACAACCGAGTGATACGAAATTTGCCCGCGAGAAACCTGAAGCTCAAACGGTTCGCTAGTGCCTACGCGGGTAATTGAGCTAACTTCACGAGCCATCAGTGAATTACCTTATCTTCGGAGTCCGAGAGAACTTCGTTTAACCAGTAGATAAAATCCGAGGCTTCTTCAGGACTGGAAAAGCCGCTAAATTTTACAAAAATATCTGGAGTATCCGAGTCCTCAACAACAACGTGATAGGTGCCCGACATAACACCACCCCGGGAGTTAAAATCGGGCACCGTCCACGTTCCCACGGATTAACAATAAAACACGGTCAACGCGGTTATGGCTGTTGCGCTAGAGACGTATATATCGCTAACCCTAATGCCGTCCGCGGGGATGTTGACCGAGTGTGAGTCAGATGCAAGAAAATCCAGATCAAGAACGGTTGCGCCGCCATTGCCATTAGTAATTGTCAACCGAGGCGTCCCTGTAGTGGTCAGGACCTGTATCTGACGGATACGCGCAGGACCCACACCAGCAGACCCAGTGCCCGTCAAACGCGATGCTTTTACGTCAGAACTTGCCATAAGATGGCTCCCTATTAACCAGCAGAGACGGTTACGACGCCGCTGTTGCTCCACAACTGACCTGCAACAGAGGGGTTGGAAGTCGGGAGATCGCTGATGATCACAACACTGTTCGTGCCGTCATGCGTAATAGAAATGTTGGTGGTCACCGCGCCCGTCGAGGCGTTCTTGGTGATGTCTTTGAAACCGTTTTCGGAACGGACGGGACCGTTAAAAGTCGTATTAGCCATGTGTGTCTCCTGTCGAGGCTAGGGTCGGTCGTTTAAATGACCGTCAGGTAACTCCGATATATTACGCAAAAAAGAAGGACGGCACAAGGCCGTCCTTCTCAATCGCTATGAGCGACTGCTTACGCAGCACCAGCGGTTCCGAAGACACAACGCCAGTCGGAGACACCGAACGAGTAACGCTCACGCGCCTTGAAGCGCATGTTACCCGTGTCGAAGTCGCCTTCCATGGCGGTCTTCAGCGGCGAACGGTTAAAGTATTTAAAGCCGTTCGGCGCGTCCGTTTTGATGAAGAACGCGTCCGTGTCGGTGAGGAAGTGGTTAACCACCGCACCTTCCGGAAGCATGCCCATCGAGCGGACTGCGTTGGTGTCATTGTCAGCCGTCCCGCTACGCAGGTTGCTGTTAATGACACGCTCCGCAACAAACTGAAGCTCTTTCGGAATGATGAGCTTCTGTCCGCGGACCGCAATCTTCAGGCCACGTTCGTCGGTCAGGCCAGCAATGTCGATCAGCATCTGCTCCAGCGACGTCTCATTGAGGTCCGCTGCAACAGCAAGCTGGTTACGCTGGTTGCCCGACAGCGACGGATGAGCGGACGAGCACAGGGCTGCGCCATCACCAATCGCGTACGTGGTGTCGAAAGCGTTGTTAAGGATAGCCGCAGCTTTGATCTGCTTGGTCTGAGCCATCGAACGAGCCAGAGCCTTCGTGTAGCGGCTTGCGAGCCGATCATAAAGGTTGTCTTCGATAGCCTCTTCCGTGATCGAGAAGGCCAGAGCAATCGTCTCGTGCGTGTAACGAGCAGTATAGGTTTCCTGCGCGTCATCGAACGAAATTGCACCGCCTTCGTTTTTCACGGGAGCAGTTGAGAAGCCGCCGAGCATCACCTCTTCTTCAAAGGCACGGTCCGAAGACTCTTCTTCAAAGATTTCCGAATGCTCGTTTTCGTAGCGGTCGTACTCAAGACCAAAAAGAGCATTAAGGCCGGGCTCAAGCTCTTTAGCCAGTTGGGCTCTTGAAATAGCCATTAGTCAGCCCTCCTTAAATGCCCGTGGAATCCGCGGTGGTCTGGGAATCAAACCGTCGCGTTCCAGCGTTGAAATGAGCGTTCAGGCGCACAATCAGAGGGATACCTGCCGCGGTGTAATCGCTATTGGCGGCATCATCCATGATGCCAACGATACGAAGCGGGAGGGTAGCCGTCGTGTTGATTGAGCTAACACTGAGCGCAGACGAAGACCGGCCAGTATCCGTTGAACCGGCACGAGCCGAAGTGCCGAGAGACGCGTTTGCAAAAATCGCGGCCACAGCAGTGGCACGGTTCGTAAGCGAGGCGTCACTCGCAACCTTGAACAACTGATTCGGGTCATCGGCAACGAGAGCTTTGACAGGATGGTTCGTGTCAACGCTAACCGAGCCGGAACCGGGCCAGTAGTTAAGGAAAGTAGTTTTCTTCGTCACCGAGTCTACGTACTCAACACCCATCAGAACGCCAAGCGCCTGAGTGGTGCCCCCGCTTGTCGCACCGGCGTAATCAATTACGCCAGCGGACGTGGGAACAACAATACCACCGTTATAGATGGGATTGGTGTTGTTCGACGCAATCTCATAGGTCGTAAGACCCGTCGAGTTCGCGCCGGAGCCGACTAGACCGATAGGACGAAGACCGTAGGCAGTCTCTTGGTTTGCCATTGTGGATCACTCCTAAAGGAGGTGGACCCTATTTTCGGGAGCCACCAAAGGTTACACGAGATTGACGATCAGGTCGATTGATCGTCATTGTTGAATGTGCATTCTCGCGCATCATATCGTGGTCCACCGCCTGCATCTGGTCAGCACTCCGTTGCCGGAAGTATTCCGTCCGCTCTGCAATGGTTTCCACGGGAATCCGTGCAAGAATCAAACCTCCAACGCCAAAGACCCCTTCGTATTTACCGTTTTCGATAACGGGAGCTTCAAAATCCGGGTACTCGTCCTGTCGAACCAGTTCCCAGCCTTCGCGCAGTTTAGCGCTGATGTTCTTGCGGTCGTCAAAACCACGCGTCTCAGCCCTAATCCAACGATGTTTAAACCCGTCAGGTGCGGGGGGTGCATCAAGCATTGAGGGTGGAGCCCAAGGTTTACGCCTAACCTGAGAACTCCGAGTTTTGTTGGCGCGAGAAGTGCGGTTAATCGAAGCACCGTCGTTAGTCTGTTCTTCGCTCATATCCTTACTCCTTCACGTATTTCGCGTATTCTTCTAGCGGCACACCTAATTTTTTAGCCATAGCGACTTGGTTAGAGGTGAGTCTAACCTGCTTCTTACCGCGCCCAGATGATGCAGACCTGTTAACTGAGGCAACCGTCTGAGCGGGCCGTTTGCCTTTTGGTCCGTTTTTAAACTTATGGGGAAAAGCTTCCGCCATGCGTTTATCTAGTTCACTATAGTATTCATCACTAGAGGGGTCAATTCCCTCATCTTCTATGAGTTGTTTGTGAATACCAAAAGCCGCATAGGTCATGGTTTCGTCTGAACCAAACCATTCCCGCTCCGACGCCCAAGCTTCAGCTTTAGGGTCGGGCCGCCGTGGTGCGGCGGGCTGCTGTTGGGCCTGTACCATCTGCTGACGCTGAAGTTCCGCATGCTGCTTTTGGATTTGAGAATCACGCTGGGCCTGAGCGGCACGGTCCGCCTGAATAGCCAGCGCCGTGATCCTACGGTTAGCCTCTACAACGGCCTGTGTGTCGCCAATTTCCATAGCGTTCTTTAGAGCGTTTTCGGCGGAAGCCAATTCACTTTGAACGCGGCCACTAAATTCAGTGACGTAGCTATTGTCCAACGTGTTGAGACGTTCTTTAAGGCTCGTAGACTCACTTTGAACCTGCTGAGCGTAGCGTATTGCCTCTTCACGCTCGCGCTCCGCCTGACGCATTTTCTTGGTTAGCTGGTTGATCCGCTTCTGCGTGGCGTTAGATGCCCGCTCAAACTGATCTTCCTCGTCGGCATCCGAGACCGAAGCACTCTCAACCTGATCGTCAGGGGTATCCTCTATCTCTACAGATACTTCCTGATCTTCGACGTCATTATCTAGCTGCTCTTCTGACATAAACTGCTCCTACATATGCAAAATGTCTTCAGGATCGGAAATGGTGGCAAGAACCTCATCGTCATTAAGGATTCGAACCTCACCACCGTCGATCTTGAAGCGGGAACCGGCGTACCGGGCAAACATTACCCAGTCTTTCTCCTCGCACCACGGACCGTCGAACTTTTCGGGGTCTTTGTAGGCAAGAGGGCCAACTTTCAGGACGTATCCAACCTGAGTTGCGACTTGGTTTTCTTCAACGACCTGATCGGGGAGATAAACACCGCCCTCAGTTTTACCCTTTCCGCGATAAGGCAGAACAACAAGCCTCCAACCGGTAGGGTTAGGGATGCGCTCTAGAAGGGTTTTGCTGATTAGGTCGGGGTCTAATACGCGGTCTTCTGGTTTTACATACGCAGAGGCTATCTTTTCCTCTTCGCGGGAAGAGGCCAACTTTGCGGCCTCTTCGCCGATCTTGGATAGATCGGCAATAGCTGGGCTAGTCATCAGTTCGCTCCTGTTTTTCTAGCAGGCTCTTGAGTTCCTGTTCAACGTACTCAAGGGACCTAAGCCACCCCATGAGTTCGCGGTAATGTTCCATGTCTTTGACCTCTCCAAACTCCAGAGTGTCAATAACGATGGAACGCTTCTCTTTTATCAGACGAAAGGTTGCTTCTGCAAGAAATATCTCATTCATTCCTATAATTATCCGTTTTTAAAGTAACACTGAATGCATTAATATGCGAGAAATCGTTATAAAACCCTGCCGGTAAGGGAAACAGCCCGCTAGCTGTTTCTCTTGCGCTTGGCGTTATAGTCGTGGTCGGATACATAAACAGCTCGCGAATCCGGATCGACGTAGACCATCTCCACTCCAAGTGCCTTCTGTAAATCAGACCGAGCACGGTGGATGCGCGATGCAACTTTGCGCCCCGGATTGACGCGCTGCGCTTCCTTTTTGACCTGTATCAGGCGCACACCTTCTTTGTTCACGAGGACCAGATCGATGGGGCTGGAACCTTGCACCGCAGGAAACACCCAATAGCCAAGACGCAAAAAATACTCTGTCGCGATCATTTCGCAAACGTCACCATCAATATGCGTCTGGCTAGACAACGGCCTCCACTACTTTTTCACTGCCTTGATGATTCCGCCGATCAGCGCCGGGGCTGTATTCTTCAACGCGCTGATGCCCCACACGCCACCGATCATGGCCCCAAACATTTGAATATACCATTCCGGCATGGCGGATAGCGCGACGTTGAAATACTGTTCTACCGCTCCCGGATCGACAAGCGCCCAGAAAAATGGCGCAGAAAACATGCCGAATGAAAAACGCCGCAGCCACTTGTCCTTGTCGGTCAGCGTCGCCATTTCCCACTCAGCATTGTTCGTCTGCTTGTCGCGCAAAAGACGAGCGCGGTTTTCCTGCTCAGCCTTCTTCATTTCCTGCCCGGTCTGCACGTAGTCGCGCACTCCGCCGACGATAGGGCCAAGTAGTGATCCGATAATGCCAATCATTTACGTGCCTCCAGCCGCTTAACTTAGACAGGTATAATTACTAGAAGATGCCTCGAAACCTTTGAGGACGGGCGATCCGGCTAAAGCCGCGAACAACCCCGCCCTTTTTAGCCCGTATAACCTTCTTCTTACGCGGTTTCGGTCTCTTAGCCGTGCTCATCGCTATCGCCACCGCCTGCTTCTGCGGGTAGCCCTCATCCATAAGCTTAGAGATGTTCTTGCTTACGGTCTTGTTGCTCTTGCCCTTGTAAAGAGGCATCAGCAGGACCAGTAGCTACCACCACGCTTCGCCGCACCCATACCGCGGGCCGTGGCTTTCTTCATGCTAGACGGAACTTTTACGTCCTGCGCCTCGCCATACGGGATACGGCCCTGACCCTTGATGTCGGCATATGCCGATGCTTTGGGAGCCGCGCCGGGTTTGTTCGTTACGATTTTAACGGAAGCCATTACTGTCTCCTGCTCTGCTGCTGTTTAAGGATTTCACGTTCCATAGCGGAATTGATACGCGCCGCGGTCTGCGCCTCTTGGCTCTGGAGCCGCTGATTGAATTGCTGGTTCCGCATGTCCATACCAGCCTTGTCGAGATCGAGCTTGGCCTTGTCGAGCGCCGCGTCGTTCTGTTCGGCCTGCGCCTTGATCTGAAGCTCCTGCTCTTTAAGCTGAACCAGAGGATCAGGACCCTGACCTTCGCCCGCAATCTGCTGGCTAAGCTGCTTGAGCATCTGCATGCCCTGAGCAATAAGCTGCGCGGTGAGCGCCTCGACCTGAAGCATTTCTTCCTCTGACAGGGGCTGACCCTGACGGGCGCTTACCTGCTGGAGGTACTGGACCATGGCCTGCTCCGAAGCTTCGATACGGACGTGCTCCATAATATGCTTCTGAAGCGCGACGGCGACCTGCGGCATCGCACCAACCATCGGCGTCGAGCCGAATACCATGTGAGCCATGATGTGCGCCTGATGGTCCTGACCCTCAAAAGCCTTCAGAGGAATCATGTCCATTGAGTTGATGTTTTCCTGAGCCGGGTCAATCGGCATCGGGTCTTCTTCAACATTGCGCCGCAGGATTTTGTCTACGTCCCGGACACCCAACGCCTCGTACATGTCACGAAGAACCTCGTGCATGTTGTGCATCTCAGGCGCGGCCTGCGCCAACTGTAGTTTTGTCTGCGCCAGCGCAATGCGCTGAGCCTGACTAAAGATGTTCGGATCGGACACCGGCAAGACATCGACGCGGTCGTCAAAATCCTCCGCCATAACCGTCGCTTCGGCCCCCTCGACAGCGTAGGGATAGCGCTGGGGAAGGTAGTCTTTGATTACACGGGCCAGCATACGAAGCTCTTGCCGCAGGGCATAGTGCATCCGCTTGTGGACCGCGGACATGATCCGCGAGCCCTGCTCCAGAAGCGCGACCGTCGTACCAACAGCCGCCTGCTGATTGCCGTCGCCAACCTTCATGTCCGTAATCGTGGCAAACCGACGACCCGCATCAACCACAAAACCAAGGAGCTGGAAGAGCGTCTGGTCGGGACCCTTGAACGGAAGCGGCATCAGGCTATCCGAAAGTCGGCCACCGGGCGCATCAACGTCCCTGAACTCACCGGGCTGTAGCGGATCATCGTCGTCCCTGATCCGCATACCACGGGCCTTGAAACCGGCGGGCAAATTAGAGAGAGTACCCGCGTCGATAAGCTGGCGAAGCGCCGCAGTCGCGGTTCGGGACAACCCACCGATTGTATGGATGAGACCCAGCCCGTAGAACCCAAACCCCGGAAGGAATTTGTAGTGTACGAAGTATTGGATTTTCTTACGGAGTTCGTCGTCCTCGCGATAATTTCTGCGGATGGACAGGACCTGACCATTATCAACCGATATGGTCACGATATAGGGAACCTTGATGCCGGTGGGGTCACCGTCTTCGTCAAGGTCCTCATACCCTTCTAGGTCAAGGTCAACGTGACACTCCAAAAGCGTACAATCGTAATCGACGTTAGCCGGAGACACACCCTCAATCCGGTCCATCTCTTCCTGAACGCTATTCGTGGAATCCGTCGCACCCGGAATAACCGGAATGTCGCGATAGAAACCCCTGACCTGCAATTTCCGCAGGTCGTTCAGCGACATCTTCACAACCTGTGAAATGTTCGGGCACGTCTCAAGATCAGACGTGTCATAAGGAACCACGAGGTTCTCCGCCGGTATAAAACGGCTTACCGCCCTGTCCAGCATCTCGTCATAATAGACCTTTTTAAAGGTCGAACCGGCAAGCGGGAGATAGAACAGCATCTGATCAAACTCAGGCGTGTACTCCTCCATCACGTCCGTGATGTAATAATTCATGAACTGCTGGACGCGATGCGCCTGCTTCTCCCTGTCCGCCGTTTCAGCGCCAATAATAGCGCCGCGCACAGGTCCGCGGGCCGGGAGCATTTCGTTAAAGGCCTGAGCCTGAAACTGCGTCGCAGCCTCGGCGAGAAGGGGATGCGTCACGCCCGTCGCACCACGGAACGGCTGCGTCCTCTCGGTATACGAAAAGCCCAGAAGCTCTAAGCCGTCCGCATACGCGTCTTCCCACTCCTGACGGCTCGCCTTGTTGGATTCGAACTCGTCAAGCAGATTGCCGGAAATAGCGCCCAACTCCGAATCCGGAATCTCTTCTGCCAAATTAGCGTAGAAGTCTTCGCTATCGCCGCGCATGTCATCAGGATCAAAATCAACGACCGTTTCGTCGCCGTCCTCGTAAATCTCAATACCCTCCGGAACCTCTTCCGAGAGCATCTCCATTACATTGTTTTCCATCGAACCCGGAAGTTCGACCTCGATCTCAGCGGCGAGGTCTTCCTCGTCCAACTGAGACGGGACATTGGTGTCCATCAAACCGGCCATGGGCCGCGGTTCTATAGCCATGGATCACGTACCTTTCAAAATCCGCCTTATCCTATACCTTTGTACCAGAATAAGCACTACTTTTCATTTTTGGCTTCGAGAAGCTTTATCCTAACTTGCAAGTCATGAATGATGTGCATGAACTCTTCGCGCAGCTTCTGCCGCTCAATGCTGTTAGCAGGGCTCGCAACAATCTCGCCCTGCGGCGTGACCAAAAGCATCAGGTAGCCCTCGGTCTTTTGTATCCTGCTCTCTAGCTCGTTGAAGCTGGTGATGAGATACCCCACCGCCGCGAACAAGATTGGCGCGAGCGCGGTCAGAACGGATTGAATGTTTAAGTTCATTTCCGGAACGCAGCAAGCAAAAGCGCCGCGACGACCACGCCCAGCAAAATAACTTCGCCGTAAGACATTACAACCGCTTGGGACATCGTAAACCCACCCCCTAGATAGCCTTCGTAGTAGACTGCATGAACAAACCAAGCCCCGTCGAAGACGCGGCGACCTTGGACTTAGGCATGATCCGATTGACTTGGTCCACGACCCTCGGATCAGCGTTCTTCAAAACCGCGTTGAAATCGCCACGGAACCCGGCCTGCTTCAAGAGCCGTGATCCGAGGGCCGCGGACCGTGGATCGGTAGCCGGAATCGCTTGAGTGATGGTGACGCTCTTCTCTATGCCCATGGGTTCGACCTCTCCGCCTTCTGCATATCCACCCGTAGGTGTTCTTTCAGCCATGCCGCCTCGTATCAGTAGTACGCGTGTACCCGCATGCCAACTTCTTCCTCTTCCCAGTCGTCCGTCGGCAAACGAACAAAATTCCCCTGACGATAACGCATCAATGCCTGCGTCATACTATCCACCAAGTCATCATATTCCCCGTTAGGAAAAGCTGCAACTTCTTCTATTAGCTCGTCCGCGAACACCTCGTCGGGGGCCCAGACCATTCCAGCCTCAAAAAGCGGCGATACGGCATGCACACGCGTGACCTTGTCCGCGCCCTTGGACGGCGTGAAGTTCACAACAGGAATGCCTATCTGACGTAACTCGTGCGTCAACGGAGTACCGCTCGCCTTCGCCTCCACAATGACGGTGTCGGGGTCCCAGTAGCCATAAGCCTCGTAAGCCTTCTCCTTCAACTCCGGGAAATCCCACCGACCCTTCTTACTATCCAGCAAAATAAGGTTCGGGGGGCCCCCTTCCTCCGGACGAAATACACCCCACGTCGTTATCGCACTAAAGTCAGCCGTCTCACGCTTGCTAAACGCCGTGTCATAACTCTGGATGACATACTCCAACTGAGGGACAACATCCCGTTCCCACCTCTTCCACCAATCACGCGGAATAATCGCGTTCTCCTCACCCGTCGGATTCTGCTGATACTGAGCATTCCACTTAGACGGAGGAATAGATGCGCGGACCGCGGTCAAATCCTCAATAGACCAAAACTCCGGCCAACAAGGCTCGTCATTGTCAAAAATAGCCGGTAATTCGACAACCTCCCACTGGTCCGCCAAAGGGTCTTTAGCCATAGAACGAAGCAACTGACCCGTCATGTCCTTCTCTGACCACCGGGTCTGTACCAAAACAATAGACCCTCCGGGCTGGAGCCTCTGACGGGGGCCCCCCGTGTACCACTCCCACGCATCGTCAAAACCACTGTTCGACATCGCCGTCTGTTCCGAATGCGGATCGTCAATAATCACGAGGTCACCACCACGGCCCGCCAAGTTCGAGCCAACACCAACAGCGTAATACATGCCGCCCTTGTTCGTGTCCCAGCGACCCGATGCCTTACTGTCCACAGCAAGCTTCACCTCGGGGAAAACCTCATGGTACTCGTCCGTCTCCAAAAGGTTCTTAACCTTACGGCCAAAGTTTACCGCTAGTTCGGTCGTATGTGTCGCTTGGATGATCTTCATCCGCGGATCACGGCCCATCATCCATGCCGGGAACAAGAAACTGGCGAACTCGGACTTCGTATGACGGGGAGCCATATTGATTATCAGGCGTTTTAGCTCGCCTCGTGCGACACGCTCAAACTTGTCCGCAATAATCTTGTGGTGTCGTCCTGCTATGAACTCGGGCCACATAGCGCGGACAAAGGTTAAAAAGTCATTTTGACATTTTTCGTTGCGTTCTAGCTGCGCCAAACGAAGTTCGAGCTTCAGGCGTTTCGAGTCTAGTTCGGGAGAGAGAGACTTAGACATCTTTCCGGGGCCCCTGCGAATTGTTTCACGTGAAACATATGGGATAGTTCTTATCAAAACAAGTCATATCAAAATATCACATATCGTATGTCAAAAACATGGTCTTACACCCGTGTTCCCCCGGCGGCGGGGCCTGCGCTGGCTGGTCGCGGATCGCCGGACGGCGGGCCGGGGCGGATGACCCGATATGGGAAGGGACCCGGGGCTTTTTGCGGTGCCCTATCTCGCAGCTGGGAGCTGGGAGCTGGGAGCTGGGAGCTGGGAGCTGGGAGCTGGGAGCTGGGAGCTGGGAGCTGGATCCGATCGCGCCGGGGGCCGGATCCGATCGCGCCGGGAGCCGGGAGCCGGGCATAAAAAAACCCCGGGGCGCGAACCCCGGGGGATGGTGCGCGGCGCTGGGCCGTTAGATCAGATCGACGTTGACGACCAGTTCGTTACGGATCACGTCGCGGGCCGCGTCTGCGGCCACCTCTTCCACGCGATATTCGATCTCCGCCCAAATGGCCGCGCCGTCGATCTCCCCGGCGACGCGTTCGGCGACGCGTTCGGCGATGCGGGTTATCACATCGACAAGGTCCGCGCCGTCGGTAGCGTCCGGGCTGTTGGTGCGACGCTCCAAATCGGCGAGTGCCCGGCGGGTCGCGTCGCGTTCGTCGCGGAGCTGGTGAAGGTGGTGTTCAAGCTCCGGGATGGTGCCCGTTCCCCATCCTTCAACCGTTACGGTGGGGAGCACCGGGCCGACCGGGCTGTTAAGAAGATCGCCTGTGTTTGTGTCGTTTTCGTCTTTCATGTGTTTGTTCTCCATGTATCGGGCGGACTTGCCCGCGCCGTTTATCTCATAATGTCGCATGCGATGCAATGCCCTATAAATCGCCGCCAGTGAGCGGGAAGCGGGGGCCGCGGTCCGTGTACCCCGGGGAGCGGATCGCGGCCCTGTGGCCGCCTGAACGCGGCGGGCGGTAGGTTTAAGAGGATAGGGGGCGGCGGGCCGGGGCCGAATTAACGATATAAAAAAACCGGGGCGCTAGGCCCCGGTTGTCGTGTCGCGGTGTCCCGCTCTTATATCGCCAGAAGAAAAACCGCCAGCAATAAGAGGTAAACAATCGTAGCGATCGTTACACTGGCGGTAATGTAAATCAGCGCCCGGATCATGCGGCCAGCAACTGAAGGGCAAGCTTGTGAGCCCGGGCTTTTTGCGTCCCGCCGGTCCCGTCGCCGAACAAGTGCGACGCGATGGCGTGCTCTGTGCCTCGGTTTTTAATCGGGCGCTGATCGGCCAGCCATGTAACGGTGTTAAGCGCCCCCCATAACGTGCCCCGCGTCGTCGTGAGATCGTGGCCGGGGTTGATGCCGGGGGCGGGCGGGAGCACAACATCGTCGTCCAGCCGGTCTAGCGCCTCGCCGCGGGTGATCCGGTCGAGCTGTTCGGAAACGATCCGGGCCGCGTCGGTTTCGTTTTCACGTCCTACCGCGACGAAATCCTGCCCGCGATAGTATGCAAAGGCCTTGCGGACACCTTCACGGTGTCGGACGCGA